ATGTAAAGGTAGGAGTATCCGCGAGATTGTAGTTCAGTGATGCAATTTGATTGTGATACAAGGTTGATGAGTTGCTTTGCAGACTTCACACAAACCAGGATCTTCTTGCAGTCAATGTCATCAAGAGTTTCCATCAGATTGCTACTATCACATTCAGCAGTGATTTGTTTGCCGTCAAGAACTTCAAACTTCTTTGCTATAATCTTGGGAGCAACAATATACCCACCATCAACAAGTTCTGGTGCTGAAACACGGCAGATGATGTTACCATAAACATCAACATCGTTCATTCCTGGTTTACCCACAGTCACAGAAGTCTTGCGGGTTGCAGTGAAGAAGAAGCAACGATTTGCATTAGCAGAGAAGTGTTCCGTTGCAGGAAAGAAGTTACGTTTGACGGAATTATGTGCCTCATCAAAGTATATCGTATCCACATCAATCTCTGCATCAACAAGACGTTGAAGGGAGTTGTAGGTGGTTACAATCAACTTGTGACGTGACTGATTGTCCTCAACCCACTGACTAATCACAGCAGGACGAGTAGAACTTTTGTGATGAGTTTCTCCACTGTGGCAATGAAACACCACAGCATTGGTGATAAACTCCAAAAACTCACTGGAGAGTTGCTCAGCAAGCAAAATACGCGGAGCAACAACAACAATGGTCTGTGGAGTTGCAGACTGAAACTGTCGCACAGCATCCATAATCATATTTGCGGTTTTGCCACCACCAGTGGGATAGATCAGTTGACCAAGATTGTGCTGCTGCATAGCAACATCACCCCTAACTTGATGAGGACGGAGTTGGAAGTTCATAAGGTTGGTGCTCATACTATAAGGACACTTTGAAGGCCCCCAGAGTTAGTTTACTGTTGCTTTTAGAGTTTTGAGTTGTTCAATAATTTCTCGCATCGCAGCACGACTATATCCAGTTGCATAAGGATAACCTTGTTCAGTAGGATTGTCAAGTGCAGCATAGCTGACCTTGATTGCACTCTCAAGACCTTCAATAAGAGTTTCAAGAGTACTTACAGGCACATTCACAGTTTCCATGGTGTTGTAGGAGATTATAGAGGGGTTACAGAGAGTATATCAGGAAGCATAAAACATCTCAAACAAATCTTCTTCTTTAGAATTGATGTGATGATCAAGAACATTACGCATCATTGCAAGTTCATCTTGTTGCATACGCAGTTTTAGGATTTGCTCTCCAAGATCATGCAGTTTGTTATTGATTAGTACTCGGTCCATACCATTCACAGCAGTGACTTGATGTTCAGTGCCGTTAATGATTACAGGTTGATCGGTGATAATGAAGGACATTTGCTTGGTGCTCATACCATAGAGACACTTTGAAGGCCCCCGAAGTAATAGTTACCAAGTGCGATAGTCGTTCTTGAGTTTAACATCTTCAGGTTTCTTTCCTTGTTTTTCTGCTTCAGATTGTCTTACAAGTTTCTCAAGTTTCTTTTGTCCTTGTCTTGTAATCTGCGATCTTTGTTGTCTAGACATACCAACAACTGGTCTCTTTGGTTGATCTGAAGGTCTCTTATCTACTTCAGCAGGTTTCTTCTTGGACAAGAGTTCTGTTGCTGTTGGTGTTTTCTTTCCTGCCTCTTTTGCCTTTCTTTCTAGAAATGCTTTTCTTTGTGCTTCTTTAGGTGAGAGTGCAGCACTTCCGCGTTCTTGAGTTGGTTGCTGAACTCTGGTAGATGCTTGACGTTGAGTACCAATATCCTTTCTTGGTTTATATTCTGTTGGTTTTCTTTCTCCACCTGCTTTTGGTTGAGACATTTTGCGTATTTCTGGTTTAGTTTTTTTTCTTAAAGTTCCAATTCTTCCACCTTCACCCGCACTACGGATTTGTGCTCCTGACATAAATGCAGCATCATATGCTTCACAAATAGATATAAACTCTTTAAATGTCTTCATTTCGACAGTGTAAGGAACCTTTGAGATATTTATACTATAAAACCTTCCCACCCGTATGGGCAGGAAGGTGGACACTTATCAAACTGGTTCAGTCGTATAGATCCTCTACCACAGGATTTGCTGCTGCTGCATCTGCAATCCCTTTATCAAATGCTGCTTTAGATCCTTTGAATACATGACCATCAGCATAGAAACCTTGCACTACTTGCCTGCGAGCAGTAATCAGTACATCATATTCCTCTTGTTGTTTAGGAGTGAAAGAAAAATCTTGACGACGCCAGGCAACTTGAAGTTCACGAAGATGGTGGAGAATGTTAGAAGTCATTTGCGTAGAGGAGAGTTAAAATAAGAACGGAAAACAGAGATTAGAATAATGAGAGTAGATGTGACACCAATCAAACCAAGAAAGGTAACAACATTACCACTAAAGTCAAGTGTAGGAGGATTCATTCTCGTGTGAGTTCAAGATAGTTGTAACCAATCAATTTGCGCCCTTCGTGAGTGTTTGTATCTACCTTAACACCTTGACTCTCAAGTTTGTCAAGTCGTTGGTTTGTTGCAGTATTCAGTTTAGTTACCCAGGAAACTTTTTGAGTCATTAGTAATCAATTTTGGAGTTAAGGTAGGAATCAAAGTCAAAAGATTTTTTCTTAGCTTTTGCCTCATCATCATCAGCAAGATCTTCACTCATTTCTTCTACAAAGTCAAAATAAGAGAACTCTTCAATTTGAATGTCGTCGTAGTCATCCATAAGTTGATGTGGTGCTTACACTATAGAGACACTTTGAAGGCCCCATTGTTAGTATCCTTTAATAACAGATATTCTTATTAAAGGTTGGTCATCATCCCAGTGCCTTATAGTGTTTGCTATAATAAATCCGTTAGTAATAAAAATGGACAGGAACATCAAAAGACGAATAAGAGCAATCTTATCCGCCTCTTTATTATTCTTACCAGACTTTTCTCCCAGAGCACAATAAATGTAGTACAGAAGACTTTTGTTCCTATTCTTCATAGACAGATTTCCTTGATTTAATGTAAGTCAGTTCATTCCACTGCTCATTATAACAGAGAACTAAAACTCTATCATTTCTGTGTATCGGGCAGAACTCATAGTTCTCTTTAGTTTTCTCCCATACACATGTTTCTATTGTGATATAATCATCACACCTAAAATACACCCAACCTTCTTGACCTTTTGTTTTCCATTCCACATAGTCATTGATGTTGGGTGTGTAAGTCATACAAAGAAAGCATCTAGGGGAGAAGGTTTAATTTGCATTGCTGTATAGTTTCTTGTGTTTTTGAACTCTACTTCTTTACCCATAGTTTTGCTGTTGATTGGAGCAAAGAACTTATTAGATTTACTCCTGTAAAAACCCCATATTGTCCTCGTAGGTTTGCCTAGGTTATAGTCAAACTTTCGTGTATTATTTAACCAGATGCTAATCACACCTGATTTATATTCCTCAAAAGAATAAAAATAACCCTTTGGAGCAGAATGATTGAATGGAACTTCTTGTATCATTACGTTGTAAATGATTCAACTACTCGTGACCCTTCGTTTTCTTGAAGAGCAAATCGTTGCCCATCAACTATATTCTCACGAAGTTCTACATAGAACTTTTGATTAAAACCATCATCATAATCAGTAATCAAATCAAAGCACTCATCATCATCCTGTGCTGTAACTGCCCAGAGTCCTCCATATTCACTTGATGGGAAAGGAACAAAATGATTTACCAGATACAAATACTTCATTGTTTGTTGTAAGTTACTCCTTATTATAGTACTCATCATCTCCTTCGTCAAGTATATTGCGATCAGCAGCAAAAATAAATGATACTCCGATTGTAAGTAATGCTCCTAAACCGATGCCAAGAAAAAAAGTCATAGAAACTCCCGAATATAGTATCCAAATTTTACATCATTGTCTCTAGCACCTTGAATAATCTTATTTAATAGTGCATTTGCTTCAGCATATGCCTCTGGTGAATAAACTGGACGTTCAGAATACCCATATTCTGGACGGTAATCAACTTCAATCCGAATTGGTTGTTTGTAAGTCATTTTTTAATAGAAAGGTTAGTGAACTCTGCGATGTAATAATCAACAGTTACTTCTAAGAGATTTGCTTTTGTTTCTAGTTCAGCAACAAGATCTTCATGAAGTTTATCAATCTGTAGGTCTTTGCGGTTTTCGTTGT